ATAATCTCTGCGATTCTCCAAGAGTTTGGATCGTCGGTAAAAATATAGAAGGTGTCAACACGATCCAATAATTCTACGATGGAGTTTTGATAATATCCAACACGCTGACCGATATCGACAGACTCTGGCATCCATGCATGAAAGTCTGTTTCCCGAACATGGATCGAACAGGTTCTCTCGTATTTCTGAACATCAGACATTTTAAAAATGTCTCTGGTGCTGATGGTTTTAAATTCAAAGTATTCTGTTCCCAAGCAAAAAGGTAAAGCGTACTGATCTGTCGGTGTTTCCTTATGAATTTCAAGATCAAAAACATCACACCCTTCCCACTCAGGACAACTAAATCCTACACCCATTCGATGAGCGAGTTGCCTCATGTTGTTGTAATAAAGCGCCTTGTTACCAAATCCGCACTCTGGAAACTCTGGGATTATAATCATTGAGTGATCCACCCTAACTTGGAATAATGTTCGTAAAGTTTTTCTCTATCTGGATTGTGGTGGGGAAGTTTCCATGATGCATGTTCATCAGATCCCAGCAAAGGTTTTGTGTCTCCCCAAACTTCGGGTTGATCGTGTGGTTGTGCTGGAACGTATGAAAATATATCACCGAAGATTTGTGCTGATGCACACAGTTGTATATCTTCTCCAGTCGAAAAAGAAACTGTAGGTTCTTTCCACATGTAATGAATCCATTCTGTCTTGAAGAACCAACAATGTCCCACGATGTCTGCTTTGACTGGGACTGGATTAGCGATACCATCACATATACCAACTGATCCCTTATTGCTACGATTACGACCATTTGCACCACAGATGCAGTTTAGTTTTTTAGATGTATTAACACAATGCTCTAACCACTTGGGTGCAGGGATTGTATCATCATCAAAGATCGCTGTATACTCAGAGGTAAATAAGAGAGGAAGAGTAAATCTACCGTGGTATTTACTGTTTGTGGAAGACTGAACATGATCCCACGATCCGTCTTGATATTGACTTAGATCAATATGATTTTCGTTTTGGTAGACAACAATTCTATCGATATCAGCAGTTTGCTTTTTAATCGCCTCTAACTGCTCTACAAAATTGTCACGTTTCCATACTGTCAGAACAACTGTAATCATATTGACTCCACGATTCTTTTTGTTGTTTCGTATGAGCCTTTACGAGAACAGTTTCGCTCATACCAATCTCTACCATTCTTTGACATCTCTTTCCATTGTGTAGAACTGATGTTGTTTACTATCGCTGCAACATCATCAGGTGATGACGCATAGAAATAATGAACACCTTCTTCTAGTTTGTCATGGTAGTCTAGTCCACAACCTTTTGTGTAGATTGGAACCGTTCCCAGACCAAAATATTCTATTTCACGATTACACTTCGGACCATACCCAGGCAAAACGAGTCCATATCGTGATCGTGATACCTTATCAAGATATTCGTCTTGTGTGTATGGATACTCATACACATTACCGATAGCAACAGGCATACTAAACTCTTCTATGCAAGTTGACCAGTCGTGAGTCATTCTGTTTTCATATTGTATGGGGTTTTCGATCTTACCGAGAAATATAGAGTTTGTGTCTCTGTCATCAAAACTCTTAATACCGTCTTTGATTTTAGACTCTAGTTTTCTAGGATGTCTTGACCAAAATATCCACGGGTAATTTTTTCCGACTGGAACGTTCCATGCTTGAGTGTTTGAGAACAAACCCTTGTTCCAAGTTTTAGGTAAGAAATCAAACCTCGCATACTCATACAACAATATGTCACCAACACCATTACCAGTCCAACAGAATCTGTCGTGACTGTCCTCAATTACGATGTAATTTGATTCATCCCACATTTCAATGAGTTCACGAAACGTATCGCCTTTTGCGTGATTTTTCATAGTCACAAATAATTTCATCTCACATCCCGTAAAACTCTTTTAACATGTCGTCGTCTAACGCTTTTTTCACTTCTTGTGATGCATCACAATCGACAGAAATCAGATCTTTTAATACCTCTCCTCTTGCATCACACGGTTGTCCAGCCCATTTTGCTATTTTGTGTTTATGTATAATATCAAGAACAGTTTTTTTCAGCAAGTCCTTTTCTTCCTGTTTTACAACACTAGGGGGAATCGATGTGTGTGGGAATGGTGCTTTTTTGCTTTGGTCATTGATCGGACAGTCCAGAAAATTTGTTTCTAAGAACATTGGTGACTGATCATGTATGAATGTCTTTGTAATCATGAATTGATCTTGCGCCCAAGGTAAGTCCATTTTGGAGAAATAATAATCCGAGAATGTGTTCGGTTTTTCATTAATCATATTTGGTTTGAACCCACAAAGTCCACCCAACATATCACACCCCATCTCATGATAATGGTTTTCGTGTGATCTCATGGTTTGAATAGCGTATTCATTTTTTTCAAAATACGTCGTGCAGAAATATTCCTCTTTATTTGGTAGCGAATCAATGTCCCGCAAGAACACACAATCATAATTTTGCCAGATTGGAATTAGTCTCCACATCATAGGCTCAGATGTATTCGTAAAGTCTAGAGTCACGGTTTCAATGGTGATGTCTAATTTTTTTAGTAGGGGAAATAATTTGTTACGCTTTAACTCTTCATTACAGAATATTTTCATTTCGTAATCTGGATACAATACTTTGTTCGCAATATAGAGTGCTGGTATGTTAAACCAATACCTTGTTTTATCAAGGGTAAAATCATCCCATGTTCTATGGGGGTGTAACGTTATAGGATCAAATAGACAATAGGATAGTGCAGTTTTCATACGTTAAAATTCATTGACTGGTTTCTATAAAAAATTTCTCCGTCTTTTTGATACATCTGAGCGTTTTCGTTTCTCGCATGTAATTCATCAAAAGGCTGAGAAGTCCATTCGTGTTTTGCAATACATGTTGTACTCACTGCTAACTTGTTCAACAGCATCAGCACATTGGTTTGCTCAGTATCACAATAAACAGAAGTATATTCGGGGTTATAAATATACCCATATTTTTCATAGAACTTCCACCCGATCACGGGGAGAGTCATTAGAACGTCATCACGAAGACCATCATGATACTTAATACCACCATCATAATCAGGGAGGTATTTTGCAAAATCAGAAAGTATTATGTCATCGTAATTGTCTTGCTGTAAAGCCATATCATCAGAGATAAGAAGAATTACATCTGCACTCTCCCCATCAAGGTTGGCATTACACGCTTCAACTTTTGTTTTAGAGTTTCCGTAATGATAAACCAAATCAATACCATTACTTTTCAACGATTCGAGATAATTTTTTATCTCGTCATTGTTCATCGTTTCATCATCAAAGTCCATCGTAATAACAAAACGAACATCGTGCTTTCCCGAAGTCCGTGATGTGTAATCATCTAAAATGTTCCTAAACTTCTCAGGTCTGTTACGAGAAGGGAACTTCACTAATAACTTGCTCATATTATTTCTTACGACTCCCTATATGATATTTGGGAATCAACTCCCATTCCTCTTTGTCTTTGAAAGGTAATATTTTCATTTTACCCAGACTCACTTGAGGTTCTTCTACTTTATCCTCATCAAGAATATCCAGAAGACCCCACTCCTCCAATAAACAGGCGATTGTGTTTCTACGTCCAACATCCGTTTCGCTAATGTCGGATTTTAGACCGTCCAGTTCAAACAACTCCTTAAAGTGCATAATGGAGTATCGTCCCTTCTTGTGTAATATGTGACAAGACTGGTACAAGACATTTTCTTTCTTTGATGAAACTCCGATTCTTGTCAGAGTTTCTTTTACTTTTAAGAAATCGTCTTCGCTTTTCAGCCTAATTTCTACACCCAATCCTTTAAATAAATTATCACTCATAAACCATCCTTTCTCATTATTTAGAAGATTTGGTTTTTGAGCCTCCTTCATACATCTCAGATCGCATTTTTTCAATGTCTGAGTCACTCAATATATCAAGTGCCTCTTCTGCTCTCTTATTAGAGTATCCATAGTATTTTTTTACGACATCAAGATCCTTTGATTTTTCTGCTTTCGCCCACTTGCTAAATCTTTTTCTGGTGCGAATCGAGTGTCGAAGATAGTCGTATTGGACACGATTATCCAGTAAATGATACTGATTCATTGCGTTAGCGTGAAGTATTGTGTCTGGAAAATACGAAAGACAACGATTAACCACAAAAGGAGGATATTCCTTGGAGGCATATTCTGCGTCCTCCTCGAAGATATCCTCCTTCGTATAGTTAATCGAATTTAGAAAATCACTGAGTTTCAATCAAACCATCCTACGACATTCTCTCGTTTGATAATATCAAACTCTTTTGACACACCCAGTCTGCTTCGCACATCATACACGATTGTGCTACCCACCTCATAGGGGACATCAGGAACATCCCCGTTCGGTAATGGATTACCCGAACCCATCGAAATGATCTTCGTTTCAACATAACTGCTGTCGATCATCTGACTTTTCTTGATAATAATCCCAGCATCCGTTGTTTCTTCTTCGTTATAGTCAACTTTCTCCACAAAGAGATAGTCTCCACATGCATGTAATTTACTCATTTGAAATTAGCCTCCATCATAATTTGAACCAAACACGCTGACATATTTATCTCTGCGTCAGCGACAAATGCTGCTTTGTATTGATAATCAGCGAGTATAAGTATAACAACTGGGATGCTTTCTGGTGTAAGATAATCATAAAGAGAATCATAAATTTTTCGGAACAACTGAGTCTGGTCATTGTCTAAATTGGAAACCACCCACTTACGAACACCACTAAAGTCCTTTTCCTTCATCCGAGTCATTAGATCTTTGACATCGATCTCTCCAATCTGTGAAAGAATACCAACATCAATATCACCAGAAACAGAATATCGTTGAAGTTCATTTACAACTCGTCTGAAATCTGGGAAATACTTTTTGATGAGGTTTGCTAAAATTCTTTCCTCATATTGAACACCTTCGGTGTCGAGAATAAATTTAATTCTATCCAAGAATTGAGATGCAAGTTTTGGTTTCTCTTTCGAGGGAATCTGAAACTCGATGTTTGTGCATCGAGAGTGGATTGGTTGGATAATTCGATTCTTAAAATTACACGTTAATATAAAACGGCAATTATTAGCAAATTCCTCAATCGCTCCTCGCAAAGCAGGTTGAATACTTTGTGCATTGGAATAATCAAATTCATCAAGAATACAAACCTTCTTACCACCGTTCAACGAAACCGAACTTGCAAAATCACGAATCGTTGTTCGTAGCGTATCAATATTACCATTCTCAGAACAGTTGATTAGAATGTGGTCGCAGCCCAACTCGTTACACATTGCTTTTGCAATTGTTGTTTTACCGCACCCAGCACCACCACTGAGAAGTAAATTCTGAGATTCCCCAGAGACGATCATATCTTTAAACGTCTCTTTGATCGCCTCTGGTAGAATACACTCGTCAACACTTTGTGGTCGATACTTTTCGACCCACAGATATGAATCAGGATTAGTCATGGTAGGACGAATCACCTTCCTGTGCAATAAAATAAACCGTGTCTTGTGAATTGTGGGTGAAGCGAGTCACGGTTTGTGAACAAACATCAACCGTGTAATCACCAGACAAGAGTTTTAAATTTTCACTCTTGAGATAGAATGAGAAAGAAGAACCAGGCTTCGGATTGTCACCCACTTCTACTGTATAACTGTTAGTGGTTGGAGTTTTCTTATCCAATGCAACCAACTCAATCTTACCATCATCACTAGACTTGATGCAAAGATCAGGAAGTTGAAGAACAGATGCAGATCTTAAAATGGAGTCAAATACTTCTTCCGAAAGAACAAAACTGATAACAGGTTCTGGCATCTTAACTTCACGATTCAAAACTGTAAGAAGTCTTGGTTCAGAATAGTAGTATGAAACCTTACCACCACCTTTACCAGAGATGGTCATGGACTTTTCACCAAACTCAAACTCTGGATCGTCAAACAAACTCACGGTTCCAAGAAACTTACTCAAGTCCCAGATACCAAACTCGACCTCAAAATTTTCTGCAACAACAGATTCAGAAACGATGTTCTTAGCGGGGGAGATTGTATTAATTACATTACCTTCCTTCACCAAGAGGTTCGAGTTAATCTGAGCGTAGTTTTTTAAAACGGACAGTGTTTCTTTTGACAGTTTAATTTTACTCATGATCTACCTTCCATATAATCTGTAAAATCCTCTGGATCATAGTACCCTTGTTTTAGATCTTTCATCATCTTCCTTGAGTTGTGACGAGTTGATCTCTTTTGTTTTTTCTTCCTCGACCGAGTTCTATATTCTCTTGGTTCGTCTTTGCCTTCTTTGTCTTTTTTAGACATTATTTAAAAATCTCCTATGCTTGACATCAAGTTTCTCAACTTATTCTTGATGAAGTAGTTTAATATCTTTGATCGATCTTTGCAATCTTTTTCTCGACCAAACTCTTCTAAAATATTCGACTCAAATATTTCAGGAATCATTGTCATATCAATCATGGTTTGATTACGTTTGAAGTTTCCTTCCCACTCTTCATTTGAAGGATCATCCATAATTTGCTCTATTCTTTTTTTACCACAAGGCTTTTGTCTTTTATCTTGGACCATAAACGTATCATCATCCGACAGAACATTCGGTATACCGTCTGATGAATCGCCTTTGATGATGTGTTCCATGAGAAATTTTTCAGGGTTATCACATACTAAAAATTGTTTTTTCATCAAACTATATTGTTCGACGTTAGGATAACGTTGTAACTGCTGAAAATCTTTGTCATTAGAAACGATTAGCACTCGTTCTGATTCGTGGTAGTTTTTAGCAAGAACCGCTATGACATCATCTGCTTCAACACGATCAACAGCCATGCACTTGTAGGGGAAGTTTTCTCTAACTTCCGTTCGTATGGTGTTCATGACATCAAAGATTTCATTCCAGTCAACTGATGATTTTTTCTGATCACGTTTACGATTTGCTTTGTAAAACTCGAAGTCATCTTTTCTCCAACAGTGGGAGGTATCATCACATATAATTAACTCACCATATGACTTGGAGAACTTAGTATTCACCATTCGGTAAGTATTGAGAACTAAATGTCTAATAAAATTTTCGTCGATCTTTGATTGAGTTTTTGTGACTGAAAAAATGTTAGCGATTAGAACTTGACTATTATCAAGAAGAATAATTTTGTTGCCTCTTTCAGAATGTATCACCGTCTATGGCGTTTTCAGGATTATCAATAGGCCTCCACCTATTGTCGGGATGTGTGGATTCGGGAACAAACCCACTGGTTGAAGAGGTCGCAATATACGACCGTCCTTCATAGTACACTATATCACCTTTCCTGTAAACAACTTTCTCACCAGTTTCGTCAAGCATTTGAAAATTACCCGCCATGTTTATTCTGGATCGAGATCC